TCTAGCAGGGCTAAAAAACGGGCGCTTGTCATCGAAGATTCGCTAGAAAAGATGGCGACTCTGTATCTCAAGCTCATGCAGGCGTATCCAAACACGCATTACACGGATACTCGTGGCAATCGGTTCATTGCCGAGCAATTGCCCAAGAATTACGCTGTAAAAGTGGATGCACACAGCAATTCGCCCATCTTCATGGAAGATTTGCGCCAATTGGCGTTCAATCTGTTCAAAGCACAAGTCATTGACAAGGAATCCTTGCTAGACCTGCTTGAACCACCTATGAAACAGCAATTGAAAGACCGTCTCAAGAAAATGGAAGCCGCACAAGCCCAGCAAGCGGCTATGCAGCCTCCAAAGGAGAAGTAATGGTTACTCAAGGCTATCAAAAGAGTGGTGATCAGCCCCGCGTCACTTCTAAAACATTAGATCAACGTGCGGCAACTCCATCCTTGACGTACCGTACACAGACGAATAGGATGGGTTCTGCTGGAAATTCTTCCCGCATGACCCGTGACTACACACGAAGGTAATTGAAATGTACAAGACAATGAAGCGCGGTCGTAAGACCCGTCGGTAATCCCGGCTTAAAGAGTTCGATGGGTATGGCTGCTTGCCCTTCTCAAGTGGCCCCGCAACCAGGAGATCGTCATGGCACGTCGTGGTCGTAAAGGTCGGAAGTAATCCGAACGTAACAGGTTTCTGAACCGGCCTGCGGGAGGTGGGCGATGAGCCTCCCACTTGACTTGATTTGTAATTAGGTATAAAAGGTCGCACATGAGCGTACCACCAGATAAATTGATGGACTTGATGAAGAAGGGTCAAAAGACTGACACTCCTTCTGAAACTCCTGCGGCTCCAGGAACATCAACTCCTGAAGCGCCCCCAATGGCTGCACCAATGTCCACACCTGAAAAACAGATGGGGACTCGTGAAGCAGCAATGATCAATATCTCAATTGCTCTTGATCTTCTTGACCAGTCTCTCCCGGCAGTCGGTGCAGAGTCGGATGAAGGCAAAGCAATTATGGAAGCCTCTCGCAAACTCGGTGGTTTGCTGGGCGGCAAACGAAATGAAACCGGCGAACTCCAGCAGTCAGAGATTCTGCAAATGTTGCAGACGCTGCCAAAAGCAGGCGGCATGACTCCTGAGTCCCGTGCAATTCAGTCAGCCCCGCCTCCGGGAATGACGCCCCCTGGCGCAGGTGCGCCAAAACCCCCTGGACTAGGATAAGCAATGGATCTTTTTAAACCGAGAGGAGCCTCTGCTCCACGCCGCCCAACTGATGATCGTCAGGAAAATGGGCAGATCGTAAACACGCCACGCTTCTCGCGCTTTGGCGGTCTTGACAAGCCATCTGATCTTTCTAAGAACAAGATGGCCGTGCACAAGCCTGCTGACGGCAAGAAAGTCATCTAAACCACATTGTAACGAGGGTAACAATGTCTCTTGAAAATCTATCAATCGATGCACGCGATGAACTCGCGTCATTGGCCCAGCAACTTGCTGAGAATCCTTCTACCCGCAAAGAATTTTTGCGGATGACCAAGAAGGTTAAGCCTGATCTTCCAATTCCAGAATTGGAAATTGAAGATCACACCAACACTGCGGTCGCAGCAGCAGAAGCACGAGTCCAATCTCTGGAGAACAAACTCCGAGAGCGTGATGCCGTGGAAGAACTGCAAAAACGTCGCAATTCGTTGAAGCAGAAAGGCTTGGCAAGTTCTGACGATGACATCAAGGGCATTGAAAAGATCATGCTTGAGCGCGGGATCACTAATCACGAGACCGCCGCTGAGTATCACGAGTGGATGAAGCAAGCCGCGACACCCACACCTTCCGGGTACAATCCACAAGTTATTCAGAAATTTGATCTGAATAAGTATTGGAAGAACCCTATTAGCGCAGCAAGAAACGAAGCGGTCAATGCGTTGCAAGATTTGCGGCGACCGAATCGTCCTATTGGTTTGTAAACCTTACCGGAGATCGTTATGCCTATTGGTGGCGGAATTCTACCGGCAACGGGATCAACTCAGTACACTGAGTTAACTTACGTCACTCGTAGGGCATTCATCCCGAAGCTGGTTGTACAGCTTTATAACTCGACCCCTCTTCTCGCAGCACTGATTGCTAACAGTCAGCAAGCAAGTGGCGGTGTGTCTTCCGTAACAGTGCCTGTCCAGGGCGCTCAGTTTGTAAACGCACAATGGTCAGACTACAGCGGCTCGTTCGCTCAACCGTCTGTCCAGCAGGGTGCTTACAACGCTGAGTTCAACCTCAAGCTGATGATCACCCCAGTCCCGTTCCTCGGGATGGAAGGTGCGGTTCAGCAGGACGCAGCAATTATCCCGCTGATCGAAGCGCGGATGAACGATGCGACCAACGTGATGATGGACGCGATGGCAACGTCGCTGTACACCAACTACACGAACACTCAGCAGTTTATCGGCCTTCCGGGCGCGATTGACGATGGTACGAACCTGGCGACCTACGGCAACATCAACCGTAACACCTACACTTGGTGGAAGTCGAAGGTCTACAACGCTGGTAACGTCAACCCAACCCGTCAGAACATCCTGCAATACATTTCTGGAACCGTGAAGAACGGCGCAGAAGTGCCTAGCTTTGGTGTTTGCGGATTCGGTACTTGGACGCTGTTGGCTCAAGACTTCGTTGGTCAAGAGCAGTATGTCATCACCCCAGGCTCTGGGTTTGATGGCGACAACAACGGCCCACAGGCTGCGTTCCGCGCACTGATGGTTGCTGGTGTGCCAATCTATCCAGATCCTTACTGCCCAGAAGGTCTGGTCTATTTCGTTAACACGAACTACCTGAACCTGTACATCCACGAGCAGGGTTCGTTTGTGTTTACTGGGTTTGAGTCCACTCTGCCTAACTGGCAGATTGGTTACGTCGGCGCCGTGCTGATGATTGCTGAGTTGATTAGTACCAAACCGAAGTCTATGACTCGGGTGGGTTCTTACAACTCGCTGACCCTGTAAGGAGAGAAACATGGCTCTCGCCCTAAACAAGATCCTGATTGCCGGTGCAAACAGCAACACGGCTGGTGCGTACTTCACGACCACCACTCTCATTGCTCCTGCAACGGTCGCTGGCAACGTAGTTCCTGCTGGTGTTTATCTGATGTTCCCTACGTTGAACAGCCAGATCTACGCCAACAACGGAACTTCGCTTGTTCAGTTGATTGCTGCTAACACTGGTGGCGTTCTGGTTAGTGACGGTGTTAACGTGGTTGCCAATTCGACGACCACTGCTAACACGATCACCTTCCTGACGGTTAACGGTGGTTTGACTGCAAACTCCACGTTTACTAGCTAAGGAGTAAACATGGCAAATCCAGATTCAGTAAGCCAAAACACACCAGATTCGTTTGGTAACTATGCAATTGCAAGTGTTACCGGCGCGTCTTTGGCAACGGCTGGAAATGCTGTAGTGGCTATCCCTTTCCTGAAAGGTGGGCTTACCAATAGTGGTAACCTCACCGGATCAGGACAGGTGATCATCCGTCGGGTCACGGTACAGAACCCCAATACAAGTGTTTCGTTGGCTAACGTGGGTATCACGACTAGCAATGACGGGAACACGAGTAATGCGGTTGTTGCAGTAGTTTCGTTGGCAAACCTAACTGCTGTGAACAAGTTCCAAGACCTGGCGGTTGCCAGCCCCTTCGCATTGACTACTACCGTCAATGGAGCGAACACCTCTGCCCTGTACTTGAATGTTTCCAATGCTGCTGCTGGCATTGTTGACATCAAGATTTACGGTGACACGGTTTCGTTCTAATGGAAGTTTATGTAACCAACTGTAGTGACACCGACTTGGCTGATCGTCATGCCGGTGTTGACTATAAGTTCAAAAAAGGTGTGCCTACATCAGTCCCTATTGAGGCTGCTAGGCACATCTTTGGTTACCAGGATAGTGACAAGCTCCCATATGCAGTCCGTCTGGGTTTTGCAACCCACTCGTCGGATCTGGAAGCCGGACTTGAACGGTTGGCAATGTTTCGCATAGGCCAACATTCAGCGCAGGACCGCATTCCCTCGGCGGTAGGCGTAGTACCCCTACCCGTCAAAAAAGTAGGGGTAGGGGGAAAAGTCTCCTGAGGGTTACAATAGGCAACTATGGCAACCCTAAATTCGTACATCTTAGACGTTCGCAGGCTTTTACACGATGCCAACGGGAACTTTTGGTCTAACGATGAAATTACGGATTACATCAACGATGGGCGTGAAAGGGTAGTACGAGACACTGGTTGTCTACGCACCCTGCAAATTTCCGCTACGCCCCTCGCGCCAGACGGCACAGCCGCAATTATTTGGTCTGCTGGCCTTGTAGTCACCGCTGGTCAGTACATATTTTCAAACATCTTCATCTACCAAGTCACGGTAGGTGGGACGCTGGGGACTACAGCCCCTCCGTACCCAGCATCTGGGACTAATTTCCCCCCGTCAACCGCTTTTACCAACGGCACAGCAACGCTGTTGTATGTACAAAGTGCAGAAATCATCCCGTTTTCGTCGCTACCTAATGGTTCGCAGACTCTGGATGTTCTTAACCTGACGATCTACTGGGGTAACTCTAGAATTCCTCTGCGTTACCTGCCCTGGACAAAC